TCGTCCACGTATTCGTGGGGAAGTCGTTTTGCAGGTAATCTTTGACCGCAGTGAACAGTTCAGTATATGTCACAGTTCACCTCAACCCATTGGGCCACGGCACATGATTCCCTTAGTAGCCGCACCTGCGCCACGCATCTTGATGCCGCTAGTCTTGGTCTCTTTGTAGTTACCTTTAGAGATACCCGCAACTGATGGGTTCATCTCAGTCATAACCTTGGCACCTGCCGTATATGGCAGATCAGCCTTAACTTTTTTACCGTCCATAGTGTGTGGCTCCGCGTAAACAGCAGCTTGGCCTACTTCTTTGCCGCCCTGCTTTTGTGAGTATTTAGCCATGATCAGCCCGATTTTTGGTTTGCAACCCGTGCCAGATTGCGGCCCATCGCCTTCATCTGCTCGGTTGTAACGCCGCCTTTTGCCATCTTCTTGGCACCGTGCATACGCTTCTCGTGGCCTTTGACTGCCTGATCAGCGACGCGCTTCATTGATGCTTTCTTATCCATGATTACTCCTACGAGATTGTTACACTACCTATTTGGGATGGCGACGTTAAGTTGTTTGGCGTCAGTCCCGCATCGCTTCCACTTGCCCCGCCTACCGGTGCCCAGCCCCACTGGAATATCCGGCTACCACCTGACGGATCGCCGAAGTCCGTGTTCAACGTCAACTGCAACCCGGTATAGCCTGCCTGTCTGTAACTCACATCCGGTCTTGGCTCTCTCACCGCCTGCGGGTCTTGCACCGGATACATACCTAACTGCAACTGCGGCTGATCGGGTTCCCAGCATGTCGGGCACACCTTAATCGTAACCTGCTTGGTCTTAATAACCAACTTCTTCAAGACCTTCAGCTTAAACCTGAACCCGCAGCGGTCACATTCCGCAATCGAGTTCTTGGCTGAACTAAACCTGTTTCCCATAGTTAAGAGATGAAATACTCACGTGGCACAAAGCGATCCGCAGCCTTCTCGCGATCTTCGCTCGATGCCAATTCCCAAGCCTCGTCGTACTGCATCTTCAATATGTTTAGTCTGTCTAACGAGACGCCATCTTTCTTCATCGCCAACATGTACGCCAGCCCCGCCACCAAGCAGTTTTGGAAGCGGAACGGAATGTCGATTACGTTAGTGCCGGTACCAGCGTCGTAGATGCGCTTTAGCCGCCAGTAGTAAAACACGTAGTAGGGCTGCTGAGTCGTGCCCTGATCCGGCGCAGGCCAGACATTAATCTGTGGATTCTTAGGTGTAGCTGCCTCGGACCCAACCTTTTGCCCCGACTGACGATTAATCCACACCTGAATCGGGCGACCTTGCGCCAACTTATTCGGGATCGTCGAGTAGGTCGAGACGCTAATCCGCGTGATGTTCAGGTCGGTCTGGTTAGGGCCTTGTCCGGAATCAGTGCGAATAACATGTTCAATAAGATCAACGGTATCCACAGGTAGATCATAAGTCGTCACTCCTTGCGCCAAGTTGATCGAGCCCTGCTCAATAGTCCACAGGTTAATGCCCCGGTTAGCCCACTCACCGATCAAGAAGTTTAGGCTGCGCCGTGCCGTACGGAAGTCATAGCCCGTACGAAGTTCCAAGCCACAACGCTCGAACGCCTCTTCGAATATCTCGTTGAGGTCAGGGTTGAACGCTGTCGTGTTGGTTGTAAAAGCCATTATCTAAACCTCGCGGTCTTCTGGGCTATGCGTTTTGGTTGCGAGACGAACTGCTTGCCAGCTTTCTTTCCTACCCGCTTTGCCTTCGTCGTTGCTGCGTACTCGGCTGGGCTGAGCGACTTGATAGCGTTTTCTGGCAGGTACCTTTCCCCAGTCTTCGACGACGGCTTGCCACTCTTTGTGCGCCATTTCTGCTCCGTCCACGCCTTCAGACTTTGTTGCGGGGCTTTCATCTTACTTCTTGCCCATTTTCTTCAGGGTTTGAGCAAGTCTCGCTCTTTGGCCCAATTTCCCCGATTTTTGGGCAGCTGCCGCTAACTTCTTCGCGGGGATGGGCTTGCCTTCTTTTGCGCCAAGCTGAGCACGCAACGCGCCGGGTTTCTTGATTGCGTTCTGTATCCATTTTTCAGCCACGATAGCCCCCGCCCTTTTCCTTGTACTTCTTAGCCAGCAACTGAGCTTTACGGGCTGACCACTGCCCAGCAGCGGTGCCCTGCGTAGCCTGAGACTTGATGCTCTCAAACAGCGACTTGCGCATACCCGGCTTGGTGTAGTTACCAGCTTCGTTCACGCGAGATTTAGCAACGCCACCTTCTTTGTACTGAGTAAAGTCGGTGTTATCCCGTCGGGCCTTCTTCTTGGCCTTCGGCATTTTGCTTGGGTTAATTGCACCCATCCCGCGTGAGGCCATCATTTCAGCACTTCCCGCCGTAATTCATCTTCACCATCTTGCCTTTGGTTTTGCCTTTAACAGCAACGCCATCTTTGCTAGGAGCAGCAGTTTTCACAGTGCCCATCTTCGATGCAGCAACGCCACCCATCGCCATCTTCTTCATACCACCTTTTTTCATGCCAGCTTCAGCCATCTCGTGTTTGACCATCGCCTTTGGTGCGCCCTTCTTCTTCATGAACGCAACCTCTTTCTTCATCATTGCCTTGGACTCAGCCATACCACCTCCTGATTTAGTGAACTCTTTCCCCACGGATTGGGGCACTCCTACCTTCTTGGCGAACTTGGGGTTCTCAGCCACAGCCCGCATAAACTTCTCTTGCTTTGCGCTCTTGGCGGGCATCAGCAAATCTTCCCGCGAGTCTTACCCCTTTGGGCAATACCGTCTGCACGAGCTGAAGCGCTACCGCCTTTTGCCATTTTCTTCGCAGGTTTAGGCATTGGCACCGGCTTAGCTCCTTTAACCGAACCCATATCTGGGTCTACCGGAGGAGTGCCCGTTTCCGCTGTATAAATTTCTGCTTCGCCTGTGTCACCCTTGGGGCGACGGTTATCTTGCTTAGCCATTAGCAAATTCTCACTTTGGTCTTACCACGCTGAGCGATACCATCAGCACGCTTGGATGCCGACGAGACTGAACCACCGGATGCGTACTTCTTGACCTTGCCGCCCTTTTTCATCGGGGAGGCTTCGTAGTCGCGCTTGGCTTTTTCCATCGAATTTTTAAGTGCCTCTTTACCAGCACCTTCGGGGGCGCTTTGATATGCCGAGTACTGCTTGGCATACTCTGTACCTAGACGCTGTTTGCGTTGCTCACGCATAGTTTTAGCTTGAGAGCTGTCTTCAGCAAGCGATGCGGTTTTGCCGAACCCCTCACCACCTGCTTTAGTAGTTTTTGCAGGTTTAGAGATCGGGAACGTCTGTGAAGCTGTACGTGCTTTTGGCTTAGGCATAACGCGTTTAGCGACTGTATCACCGTACATCGTTGCTCTATCCGCATCAGTTGCGCCTTCTGGGATAAGCTCATCTTGACCTTTGGACGCAGCCATAGCGCGTTTTACTTCAGCACTTGGCTCTGCGTCCCCTCTGCCTTCGATCATCCTGCCAACATCTACCGGACCCGAGGAATACCCAGATTTATCTTTAGGTGCGGAGCCTTCGCTTTCACCCTTTTTCTTGCGCGACATCAGGTACGCAAGCGTGCCTAGACCTGCTAAAGCACCGACAGCGCCGCCATCAAGGAAGCGTTTAGTGCGGGCCGAACCTTTACTCGGCTTTGCCTTCTTCATTTGGTTTCTCCTTGCCGAGCAGCTTTTGCACGGTGTCAGTTTCGTAAATACGAATAGCAGTCCACACAATTGTGAACAGCGCAGCTATAGCCGGAAGCAGCTGAACCAGCGTGCCGACAACTGTAACTAACGACAGAGCGTCAACAACGTGTTTTGCGGTTTCGTGATTCTCAGCCATGTCAGCACTTCCACGCTCTAAGTGATTTATTAATGCGGCTGTTCGGGTCATTGGCGGTCTTGGACGACGTAAGCTTTTTCTTCATTCCTTCCATACGGGCACAGAATGATTTCTTACGAGAGCCACCCTCCGGCTGCGGCGCTTTAAGTCCGGGCTTGCCGGGATTTGCCGCGTTATACGAAGCGCGTCCCTTGGCGTTCAAACCCCCCTTGGGGTTCTTCCCTTCTTTGCGCTGCCATGCCGGAGTCTTAGCCATAGAACGCCACCGAAGCTACTGTTGAGCCGTTAGTGATTACCAGACTTGTCTGCACCAACACGCCTTCACCGGGCAGGAGAACATAGTTCGATTCCGCCCCGCCAATAGTCAGCGTGAACAAGGTAGTAGCGTTGTCTTTGACGGCAATAGTGGACGCGCCAGTTGCGCTATACCACAGCCCTTTTAGACGAGTCCGCCCATCAAAAGCTGTGGTTGAGCCGTTAGCTGCACACGTTGCGCCTTTTACGTCTGTTTGCATCATGATGATGCCTCCTTATCAGACGTTCTGCTGACCAACCAGCGGATCGGCGACGAAGTAAGTGATGTAGCCAGCAACAGTGCCAGCGCCCGAGGTGTTATCGGTCACGGTCACATACG